TTCATTGACATGGCAAAAGAATATTCTAAAGGTATTTTTATTTTAGACAATGAACCAAGAAACAAACAAACAGTTGAAATCTTGTCAGAACTTGTTAAAATGGGTAACAAAGTCTTGATTTGGCCCCAAACATGCAAAGAAAAAGACATTAATGAAGTAATAAAAAAACACGGAAAGCAGTATATGGAAGCAGTATTGCAGAATTGTGTTTATAGTGGGTTAAAAGCAGTATTAGAATTTCATAGTTGGAAAAAATGCAATGTCTGATGGAAAAGACGATTATCTAGTAACAAGAGCAGTAGCAGAATTTGGATTAAAGTTTGCAGAATATGTAAATGAAATGGATCCAGAGTTATGGAGAAGAGCTCTTGATTATGCAAAGCATTATACTAAAGTAGAAGGCATAGAATTTAGGGATGTAAATAAAAATGAATAATAGTGAATACAAATTAAACCCAATAAACGATTTTTGCAATGAGCAAAATTCCTTTTTATTGGAAAAAAGAATTTCAGAAATGCCAATATTGGAAAGATTAGATGCCGGATCTATGTCGCAGATGTTTTCTTTTTGGAGAGAAATACAAGAAATAATGATCTCCGCATCTGAAGAAATTAAAAAATTAAACAAAAGAATAGAAGAATTGGAAAAACAAAATGGAAAATAAAATACAAGTTTTGGATAACATTGGTTTTGTTGAATTATTGGATTACATGGGATCTGATTTAACAGTTGTTAATGCTGCTAGAGTTTCTTTTAATAAAGAAAGCACATGGCAAGAAGTAGACCACGAAAATAATGGTATTCTTGGAGAGAAAGATATAAAATTAATTAATTATCTTGCAAAGCATAAGCATTGGACTCCATTTGCTCATCCTCAAATTTCTTTAAGAATTAAAGCACCAATTTTTATTCGAACTCAACTTTTTAAACACAAAGTTGGATTTGTTGAAAACGAAGTTTCACGAAGGTATGTTACAAATGAACCCGAGTTCTATATTCCTCGTTGGCGTTCTGCTCCAACAAATGGAGCAAAACAAGGATCTACTGATTTCATGGAAATTGCAGATAATTACAACGATTGCAATCGTGCATACGGAATGGCAATTAAAGAGGCACTTGACACATACCATATGGCACTTCGAAAAGGTGTAGCACCAGAACAAGCAAGATCAATTTTGCCACAAGGAACTTATACAGAATGGTGGTGGACTGGTTCGCTTTCCGCATTTGCCAGAGTTTATCATCAAAGAGTTGATGCTCATGCACAATGGGAAGTTCAACAATATGCAAATGCCATTAACCAAATAATTCAACCACTATTTCCAGAATCTTGGAAAGTTCTAACATCCAAGTCGTAAATCGAATATACATATCTTACCAACTTTAACAGGAGTCTTATAAAATGAATAATGATATTAAATTGCCAACTCTTTATCAAGAGTTTATACACCTTTCCCGTTACTCCCGCTGGCTTGAATCAGAAAAGAGAAGAGAGACATGGCAAGAAACTGTGAAGAGATACTTTGATTTTTTCCAAAACCATTTAAAAACTAAACAAAAATTTATTCTAACTCCTGAATTGAGAAATGAATTAGAAGCAGCAGTAGTTAATTTGGAAATTATGCCTAGTATGAGAGCATTAATGACTGCCGGTGAGGCATTAGACCGAGACAATACCGCCGGTTATAACTGCTCATATGTTGCTGTTAATCGTGTGAGGGCTTTTGATGAAATCCTATACATACTCATGTGCGGTACTGGCGTCGGTTTTTCTGTGGAGAGACAATATGTTGAAAAGCTTCCTACAATTGCTGAGGAGTTTACTAATAGCGAAACAACTATTGTTGTACAAGATAGTAAAGCTGGTTGGGCCAAAGGATACAGAGAACTTGTATCCCTACTTATTGGAGGTCAAATACCAAAATGGGATGTGTCAAAGATTCGTCCTGCTGGCGCACGACTTAAAACGTTTGGTGGCCGTGCGTCCGGTCCAGGGCCATTGGAAGATCTGTTTAGATTCACTACTGACACTTTTAAAAAGGCTTCAGGAAGAAAACTCACTTCAATTGAATGCCATGATATCGTTTGTAAAATTGCAGAAGTTGTCGTGGTGGGAGGTGTCCGAAGATCCGCACTTATCTCACTCAGTAATCTCACTGATGAAAGAATGCGCGATGCAAAATCTGGAGCATGGTGGAACGAAAATCCCCAACGCGCCCTTGCCAACAATTCAGTTGCGTACAAGGAAAAACCGGACATGGGTATTTTTATGGAGGAATGGTTGTCGTTGTACAAAAGCAAGAGCGGTGAGCGCGGCATCTTCAATCGTGACGCTTGCAAAAAGACTGTTGCCAAACTAGGTGATCGTCGTGATACAAATTATGACTTTGGTACAAATCCATGCAGCGAAATTATTTTACGCGACAGGGAGTTCTGCAATCTAACCGAAGTTGTAGTTCGTGCAGATGATACCCCAGAAACATTGGCTCGTAAAGTTCGTCTTGCTACAATACTTGGAACTTGGCAAGCATCACTTACAAACTTCCCATATCTTTCTAGTGAATGGAACAAAAACTGTGAAGAAGAGGCACTACTAGGTGTTTCGCTTACGGGAATCATGGACAACAAGTTGATGTATAATGTGGGTTCGGATTTAGAATCATTATTGTCTAAATTAAAGGGTGAAGCAGTTGTGATGAACAAAGAATGGGCAAAGCGTCTAGGAATCAATCCTGCTGCTGCTATTACCTGCGTAAAACCATCAGGAACCGTGTCACAACTTGTTGATGCAGCATCTGGCATTCATGCTCGTCATTCTGAACATTACATCAGAACTGTTCGTGCCGACCAAAAAGATCCAATTTGTAAATTCATGGTTGATCTAGGATTCATACACGAACCATGTGTAATGAAACCTGAGCACACAATGGTATTTTCTTTCCCGATGAAAGCAGAAGGTTCTGTAACAAGAAATGACATGAGTGCAATTGAGCAACTAGAACTTTGGTTGGTATATCAAAGAAATTGGTGCGAACATAAACCATCAGTTACAATTACTGTAAAAGAAAACGAATGGATGGAAGTTGGTGCATGGGTATACAAGCATTTTGATGAAATCAGCGGTATTTCTTTCTTGCCCCATTCAGATCATAGTTATCGTCAAGCACCATATCAAGATTGTTCAAAGGAACAGTATCAAGAAATGCTTGATAAGTTACCAAAAAATGTCGATTGGACTCAACTTAAAAAATACGAGAAGGAAGACAACACTGCCGGCACACAAACTTATGCTTGTAGTGGAGACAAGTGCGAAGTTGTTGATTTAACAAAATAAACATTTTATTAAATTAAGCATATAGATATTATAGACCCGGTAGCAATCGTGGGGGTTTAAACCACCCGAAGTTGATGGGGGAGATGGAATCCGATCCCCACGATTGCTCTGGGACGGTTTATAAATATCTGTATGATTATTGCAGGAATTGATTACAGTTTAAATGGTCCAGCAATCTGTTTAGCAGATACAAAGAAAATGTTTACATTTTCTAATTGTTCTTTTTATTTTCTCACTGATATAAAAAAGAATGCCAAAACATTTTTAACAAATGTTCATGGTGAATCATTTGAAGAATATAATGAAGAATGTGAGCGATATGAGACTTTATCTGATTGGGTTATGCGAATTTGTGCGGGATGTGAACAAATTGCGCTAGAGGGTTATGCATATGGAGCCCAAGGTAGAGTGTTTCACATTGCTGAAAACACAGGATTGCTGAAATACAAAATATATCAAAATAGAATACCTTTAACAATTATACCACCAACCGAAGTTAAAAAGTATGCAACAGGGAAGGGTAACTCTGATAAACAAAAAATGTATGACTCCTTTATTATTGATACCAATACATTGTTGAAAGGTATAATAACACCGGACAAGAAAGATATCTCTAGTCCGGTGTCAGATATTGTGGATTCTTTTTATATTTGCAAACTGCTTTATAAAAAACTTTCAGATTCTTCTTTTTAATTTTTTGGTTCTTTTGATGGATCTTCAACTCCATCACCATTTTTATCTTTTTCGTCTTTTATCAAACCATCTTCGCATATCATTGGTTTTCTGATAAATTCTCTCCAGGCCCATAACAAAGAAATTATTACTACAGGAGCATACCAAAGAGTCCAACCATAAGAAGGAGAAACTGGTCCTTCTTGTACAATATGGTCTTTAAGGGCGAGTATTACAACATTGTCCTTTCCATTATCTGGAACTATAAAAGGATTTGTTGTGTTACAACCAGCAATTAAAAGTAATGATAAGTATTTTAAATATTTCATTTGGTTCTCCTTTATTTTTTACTTGGTGTTGCCGCAGCAGCGCCAAAGTAAAATCCTACGATACTTAACAAAATTTCTCTATTTTCTGATGACCAGAAGAAACCGTTTATCTCTACAAAGCTTTTTCTTGCTGTTTCTGGTATTAATCCAAATAGTGCCTCTGGATTTTTAACATCAACTTCAACAAAGGTTGGAACTCCAAAGAAGGGAAGAATAAATGGAGCAGCAAACGCACCAAATAAAACTGTGAGGACTATTACTTGTCTTACAAATTTTCCAGCATCAATGCTTACTCGTTGAACTGCTTTATCTTGATTTTCTGTTGTTTGTTTGTTTGCTGTGATTAGTCTTTCAAATATTTCTTTTTGATCTTGACTTTTTTGTGCCATATATTTAAAAAGAAATCCAGTAAGACCACCACCAATCATGCTAATTAATTCTGTTGAAAACATAATCAATCCTCCTTTTTATACTGATTTTTCTTTAAAAACTTTTTTAACATTTTTATAAATTGTTTTGGTTGTTCAGCTTCTTGTCTTTCGTCTGAACCACCCAGTGCAGCTAAATATTTTCCAGAACCCATTCTATTGGCGGGTGAATCCTCTTCTTCCGAATCTCCTCCACCATCTTCTTCATTTATTTGATTTTCTCTCTTTTTCAGTATGGAAGAAAGTAAACTATTTAACATATCAGCATGTTTTTCTCTAGCATCTTTTGTATCAAAATTTATGATAATAGGTTTATTTTCTAAATTTGGTTCCTGAATTACATCGTCATTATCAAGACCAACTGTTTGTTTTACTAATTGTTTATAGTTGGCCAAAGATGGTTTTCTGGATTCACTTACTATTTTTTTTATTAAATCTTGGGGCTTCATATTTTCCTCTTTTATTGTTTTTTTGCCTCTTTTGAATTTATTTTTTTGTCCCTTATTTGCAACAGTAAATTCTGGTGGAACAAATTTGACTTGACCCATCCCTGGCAATTCTGAAACTATTCCTTCGTGGGTGCTTCCTTCGTGGGGAGTTAAAGGCATTTGTTCTTTTGTAATAGTATCAAATATTATTCCTCTTGCACGATCAATATGTTCGTGTGCTTTTAAGACTTTTGCAAGAGATTTTTTGTTTTTAAGAGCATAATCCATGTGTGCTTGTAATCTTGCTCTTTGTTTTTTGTTTTTTTCTTTTGCAATTTCTGCTTTAGAGAATGCAATGAATCCTTTTGTATTTCTTGGATGTCTTCTTTCTTGAACTGCCTGACCAAATCTCTTGAAATGAAATCTTCTTGCTCCGGCTTTGCTCGACGGATCCTCGTGTTTGGCAATTTCATCTAGAAATGGTGACAATTCTTTGTCAGAAAGAATTTGTCTTGCTTTCTTTATGTGGGATCCAAGTTTTGCACTATGAATTCTATTCATTGAAAATTTTCTTTGATTTAGGGAGAGAGGTGCAAAATGTGTCTCTTCTGTACTCAAAGCAGAAAGATCTGGATTTGATCCTATTTTTTTACCAGTATCAGTATCTATTTCAGAGTGTATTGCAAATGTACTTCTTGTTTTCTGACCGGGCAATTTGTACCTTAATAGATTGCCTTTCATTGTTTGATCTGTATCTCGCAATATTGCGTCTGCTTGATAAGATCTATTTGGTGCTATTCCTTCGTGACCAGCTGCTCTTAGTGCAGAAGAAAATGGAGCAACTAGATGTGGTTTGTTATTCTGTGCTGCATAATCTGTTATTTCTTTTTCACTAAAAAAGGCAGGAGCATTTGTTCCTTTATATTGAACATATGGTCTTCCTTGATGTTTTCCAAAGACCAAAGACACACTTCCATCTGCTTTATATGATAAATTGTGTCCCTTTACTGGTTTTCCTCGTAACATTTTGTGCGTTGACTCTAAGTGCTCTAGTGCGTGTGTTCCCATACCACGATAAAGCAATTCTCCAACGTGTTCTAAATGTCCTACTGTTTCTGCTTTTGGTTTTTCTTTTTTTGCTTCTTCTTCAATAAAT